TCTCCTATGCTCCTATCAATACTTGCGAACTTCATCTGTATCTGATAGTATGCTGCTATCAACATAGAGATGCCAATCATTGCCTTTATTAGAAAAGCTATAGATATATGTACCTGACTATTAGCGCTAATTCCTTTTGCCATCTCTCAATCTTAAAATTTCATCTTCAAGTCTTTGAATCTTTTCATCTTGTCTTACATCGCTCGGAATAGGTAAATCTTGCATCGCCTTCATTTCCTTAATAGAACGCTCGTTTGTATTGGCCTGGTGTTCAAGGAAGGATATTCTTGTATTCAGCTGTCCATATCCCCACACCATCGCCCCGATAAATCCAACCGCTTGCAAAAGCATAGGCAAGCTAATGTTGAGAGATGAATCTTGTCCTATTGGTTTACTCATATCCTGTGTTTATCTTTCTTGACTTCTCGTAGTATGTTGAATCAATATGTTCCAAGTTCTTGTTGTATCCGCCAACATACACATTATCACTACAACTTAAACCAATGAACAGCACTATCAATGCCCCGTAAAGAGCTATATCTAAATTAGTAATCTCTTTATAGTGTCCCTTCAATTTTTTCCTAACTTCATATGCATACATACAGGGCAAGTGTCCATAGAATGGCTTGGGCTGTCCAATCTCAATTTGTCGTAATTTTCCTCGGCATGGTCTAACCTAACTTCCATAACATCTTGGTCTTTATCTACGCCAAGAGTGGTTGTCATTAACCATCCTGTTAGTCCTACAATCAATGTGCCTATTCCAGCCAATATCGCCCCCTGTAAATCAATCTTTTTCATTATCCTATCTCCAACAGCAACTTAATGCATTTATTCTTCAATTATCCAATCCAACGCAAGTATATCTGCGGGGGATATTTCAACCTTGCTCAGATTTTCTTCTTTAATTTTTTCAGCATCAACCTTGACTTCAGTCTCCATCAGTTCTTCCATCCCCGCTATGAACTTATCCCACCCCTTATCTTTGGGTTTGATTTCACCGTCTGCACCGTGTTGTTCAATTAGGTTCTTCCTTGCTTCGTCGTAGGACTCCAATTCCGCTTGCACGGCTTTCAATGTTTTTGCACACCGAAAAGCGGTTGCACTCGGCATGGGTTGTGTCATTAGCTTACCCAATGGTTCGCTACTTCCTACTAACTGTGATACCTTTACTTTCATTGTTATTCCCTCGTTTTATTTGTTATGTACTAAAATCCCTGAAATGTAATAGACATCATTAATCTCCACGTCAATGGTCTTCACATCTAAGGATTCTTCGATGAAATCTTTTTGGGTAACTATATCCCCATTATACAATTCATCATCAATTTGTATATCTTTGGCTGTCGCCCATCCCCATAGATTATCTCTACGAATTAAAAATGGATGATTGTGGGTACATTTAATCCCATTAATAATATAATGGTTGTCGCTTGTTCGAGTTCTCATCCCGACCACGCTTGCGGTAGAATCTTCCGACTCAAATTCAGTTGCACTCCACTTTATCCATGAATTACCTTCATCGGGCATACCTTCGATAACTAAAGATTGTACTTGGTCGCTCACCACAATATCACCGATTGCCTTTTGGGTTCCATCTGCCATATCCACCAACGTGTCAAGCGATAGACAATATTCCAAACTTCTCCATTCTGAAAATGCGTGTGGCGTAGCCCAAGTCATGTATGGTGCGGACTCGTACAGATCCTCTGCTTCGTTCACCATAGTGTTTAACGAAACTTGAGTATTCTCGCCCGCCGAAGCCCATTCTTGAACTTCAACCGCCATATCAGACATTCTGATATTCGATAATGAAGAAGTCATTGTCATTATTTAACCACCGCTAATTGCTGTATTGGCAGAATCTATTTTTGCCTGTACCTCGGCTTTTTCGGCATTCAGCATTTCTATATTGGTATCAATATTCGCTATTTGGTGTTCGAGTTGCCGAATCGTGAATGTTTCTTCTCTTGATTGGGTAAAAGCACGAGTTACTTTTTTATCCTTATCGTGAATATCAGCAGATTCGCTTACTGTAAATGTGTCAGCCATTATGCTTCTCCTATTTGTTTTTTAAGATTATCAATGTGTTCCTGTTGTTGTTTAATTGCTTCGATTAGAAGCGGTGTGAGTTTGCCGTAATCAATCGTTTTATACCCATGCCCTATTGGTGCATCTTTAATTAGTTCGGGCAATACTTCTTCAATCTCTTGTGCCGATACACCTACTTGTATTCTATCATTATCAAATCCCAATTCTTTTGCTTTTTCGTTTTCGGTAAAGTAATAGCCGTTTAGTTGCATTACTTTATCAAGCGGGTTCTCGATTACACCATGAAAATCTTTTAGTCGGGCATCAGAATAATAAGCGGTTATATCGCTTGTGGCTCGAACCTCGCCACCAAATGTGGCTGAAGAATCTTGATATAAAGTAAAAACCTCAGTAGTACCTTCATCATAAAAAACTAACCTATCATTAGTTCCCCCATCAGTCTGCGACCTACTCGAAATCATCCAATTTATATCACTTCCATGTCCAAACCTAACAGCAGATGAATGGTCAGTTGCCGAAGATGTTACTATATCAAATTCATTATGGCTTGAAGTTCCACCCGTTTTTATTTTACCCGAAAATGTAGCATTTTGAGAGGTGTCAATAGTTAGAGCCAATGCGTTATTTGTGCCAAAAAGCATATTATTATTATTAACAGCCCATATACCCGATTCCCCTGCACCGATTTGCCCATAACTTGCATCATGCCCTATTGAGATATAAGCATTAGTATTAGTACCATCGTTCTTGGTTACTATCATCCCATCTTCAAGCTGAATTACACCACCCGAATCAATTCTCGCTCTTTCAGCATTATTCGTGCCTAATCTCAAGCTATTATCCCCATGCTGATACTCGATAAATCCTATATTATTATCACTATCCCCAAAATTAATTACACCAGCACCACCAGTAGCAGAAAGGAAAGTCATACCCATATCGCCTGTACCCTCTAAGACTAACTCATCGGCCCCAGTATGAGGTGAATAACCAGTATCAGCACTTGCTATATGCAATTTGCCTAAAGGAGACGATGCATCTGAACCAATCCCTACATTGCCATTAACCGTACCCCCACTCAAGGGTAGGTAGCTGTGGGTGTGGGATGCGGCGGCAATACCCGCATCCGCTAATGTCTTCGACACAAACTCGCCCGAATCCCCTGTTATGACTTCACCCGAAGATGCTGTAATACCGTTTTCTACGTTAGACAAATCACCAAAAGAACTGCCTGAAATCGAGGTTAAATATCTTCCATCTATATCTACTGTGAATCCCGCAGAGCCTACTCCCGACCCTGTGATAACCCCTGTTGATGTATTGAAGCTTGCAGATGATATATAACTTGCAGAAGTTGGTGTACCCGCAGTCCACTTCCCCGAAGTATCATCGAAAACTAAATAGTCACCATCATTTGCCGTCTCAACATCTGTGCTTACGAGATCCAATGCAGAAAAATCTAAATTCGTATGACTTGCAAGTGTATGAGATGTGGGAGTTCTCGCATTGCTTAATCTTGAATCATTCCCTACGCAAACAGTTGATGCGGTTGTACCATAGCCAAGTCCCGCTTCAGATAAAGAAGTGGGTGTCCATTCCCCCGCATCATATACAAGTATATCCATACTTGATTCACCCGCATCTACATTACCTAAGTCAGATAGGTCGTAAGCATGGGTATGATTCCCTTGAGCGACTTGACTTGCGCCTGTACCAATTTTAGAATTAGCTGATAAATCAGAATATGCAGAAGTAATATAATTCCCCAAGTCGGTTATATTTGCTTCTGTATGCGTATGTGAATTGTTAGCAACAGTTACTGCGCCTGTTTTGTCCATTGTCGCATCACCCGACATCACAACAGGATTGTATCCCGAATCATCTTCAGCATAGACAAGCATTTGACCGCTCGTTGCTCCCGCTGATTCTACATCCGTTAAATTGGATGAAGCATGGGTATGCGTTGAAGATGCGTACTCGCTATGAGTATGAGTTGTTAGAGAATAATTAGAATGAGTGTGGGAATCGTTAGCAACGGTTGTAACGCCATCCTTATCCATTGTTACATCACCCGACATAACTAAAGCGTTGTAAGCTGTATCGTCTTCAGCATAAATAAGTATTTGTGCGCTTGTCGTACCCGAATCAATAGAATCTAATTTTGTTTTGAGCGCATTTGTAAAATTGTTCTGAGTTAGCCCTCCATCGCCTACTGAATAGGTCGTATCTGGTGGAGTTGCCCATGTACCATTATATTGTAAAAATTGCCCACTGCTACCTATTGCGGGTACGAGTTTAGAATTACCAGTTCCAATAGTGGTTTGTAACTCAGATAAGGTAATTGCAGAAGTATAGTGCGGAGCAGCATAAGACGTAAAAGCATTTGAGCCAAAAGTGAAATCTTGATTATCTGTGCCGCTCACGGAGAAAGTGAGCGTATTGCTCGACTTTGTAATCCCGTCTAAATAATTATTTGCGCCTGGACCTGTTGTGGAGAGAACACCAGTATTAGTTATTGACAATCCGCTACCAACCTTTATAACACCCAGGGATACTTGACTTGCGATCCCCTGGGATATCTTCGCCGATGCTGGAGTGTTGTCATTTAAAACTGTATAAAACCACCTGTTTAATTCTTTCCTATAAAATCTAATTTCACCATGAACATCGGCAACTATTTGATCCCCGTTGGATCCCTGTCTTTTGGACGGAGCCCCAACCTTAAATGGCGTTTTTAAAGCGGTGGAGTTTGTTAGTTTTCTGTATCCCCTGTTCATTAGTCGCCAATAAGTTTTCCGTCTAATAGTCTATAAACTATAGACACATCGTTTATTTCAAATTTTCCATCATTTGTTGAAGGGGTAAATTTTAATTGTAAGCCTTGGCCTATCTTAGGTGACTCATTTGAGTTAAATAGAAACTCATCTATTATTGGATTTGTAGCGGAGATGCTCATGTCCCCAGTTAGTGTATTTGATGCGGTATCAGTATAATCTCCAGAACCATCTATAAAATTGTATGTAAAGGGAGTCTCTTGGGCTACAGAGGAAGTATAGTTTACCAGAACTTTAAAGAATTTCTTTTTTAAGTGTGGCTCGCCAAGATCGTCAAATCTAAACAGAATTTCTGCATTGCCTAAGTCGGTTTGAGAACCATCAAATGAATAGACACCTTCCGTCCCAGCATCTTGATAAAAACTTATTTTCCCATTACTATCTGTAATCATGTTGCTTATCTGGGTGCTCACTGCTCTAAAATTGTCTATGTCAACAAAAGAGTTTGTAGGTAAATGATAAAGCAATACATCTTCATTTCCAGAAGTGCTTGAAGAATCTTTCATAATAACTATAAATTTTCTTTTTGGTAGATAACCCAAAGAAACCTCTGACCCCCCAAAATCACCAGCCCAGTCTTCATCAAGTATTTTAGTTTGTAAATTTTTTATTGAGGATCCATCATAATAAAACATCCCAGATTCATTTACCCACAAAACACCGAAGTCCACTTTTAAAACTGCGTTATAACTATTTACACCTAGAGAAGAATGCTCGCTTTCTACAAACCATTGGGTATCGGCACCACCACCGATATTTATTATATAGAGTTTTTTATTCTTAAATGCTAACAACCTATCCGCAAAAGACTCTAATCTGATTATTTCTTCCCCGTCGTTAGCCCCTATATCTAGATAGTTCGATGTGGGAAACGTATCATACTTACCAACCTCTGAATACATAATAGTATCTGGCATAACCCTGAGTTCATTTGTTTTTTTATCTTTTGTTTTAACAAAACCAACAAAAGTTCTACCGCTTGCTACTGCCGCTGTTCTGTATCCATTATTAGCGCTACCCAGGGAAACGGAAAACTCATCTGGGGAATAGCCATTGATTGTTTCATACGTGTCAATGTTTGGTTTTTCGCTTTCTGCTCCAGTGACTGCGACTGCATAACCAGACCCAAGAGTCCAGGCCGTATATTGGCTCCCGATTTGATTTCTGTACCCCTCTATCAAAGATACTTCAAAAAGCAAAGTCCAAGGATCGTCAGTGCCTTGTTTCCTAATATAAAACCTAGATCCAGTAATTCTTACCCCATAAGGGCCATCACCATAGACTCCATTCACGGTAATTTTGCTATCATCAGAGGATAGTGTAATGGCAGAAGTTTTTACTTTCAACAAAGACTCCTGATTTCCATCGTAAACAAAAGAGGCTGCTATATCATAAGTACCTGCTTCCCAATATCCATCGGAGCCCCCATCCGTTAAATGAACGTTCCAACCATTACCATCATCTAAGTCACCACCCCAAAGAGCGAGAGCATCTAGGTGTGTTGGTGCAGCTATGTCATTGTCTAAGCAATAGTATCCATCCAAAGACTGTCCTGTTACCGTTTGTCCTGCAAAATTTGTTTTTTTAATATAACCATACCACTGAGGTGTGCTTGTGCTGGCGAAGGTTGTGTGTCTATCGGCAATTCTCAAATTGCCTTCTGCTATGTGATAAAAAAGCTTTGCGTTCTCTTGAAATTCTATATCATTATCATCCGTGGAGTTATCTACTAAATTTGAAAAAGACCCACTACCCTCGCTGGTTTTTATTTTACATCGGCCCGCTGTAGTATCCTTATAAGCAACAAAATTTTTAACGACATCTGTAGTAGTACCTGCGTCTGTATAATCAAATGTACCTTGAAAGAATCCAGCGCCAGTTGCTATTCCATTAGAAAATGTAATAGAACCATAATCTGTACTATTTATCGCAGAGACACCAGCAGATCTTAAAGACCCAACCTTGTCTAAATATACGTTTTTGGCGGAAACAAGCTCATTTTCTTGGATATCTTTTGCGTTTAGCTTTGTTTGTTTTCCGCCTTCGTACCTTCCGTACACTTTTCTTCTTTTCATGATACTTTCTTCTATCTACGTTATCAACATCGCTCAATGTTTTTACAGGCATATTGCCTCCCCCCATACTGTGGTTTTACCCTTGTGAATCTCTACCGTATCAACTCTAAAATCCCCATTAGTAAACCAATCTACGATAGCAAAGGCGTGGCACCAGTTATGCAGTCGCCCTCTTAACCATTTATTCTTTTCACGAGACATGTCTTTAAGGCAACCCATGCTCCAAGCGCCGATTGTACCACCAAGCTTGGTTTGCGTACACCTTTGTACGTCATGAGTATGCCCGTATATAATGTTCTCGCCATAGCTTTCAAGATGCTTTTTAGAATGATTAATCGTAGCGTATGCACCATGTATGAAAGTCAATTTTCCTATTTTTAACGGTTCGTTATAAGAGAGATATTTGTAACCCCTGGATTTCCAATTGCACGCTTTTTTAAACGTGTAATCTTTCATGTATGGATATCGCTCAACAAAAGCATCTAACCATTCATCGTGGTTACCAGCGCATATATATCTCTTCTTACAACCAACTTTATCTAAGACGCTGTCAAAAAGATCTATCCCTTGGTTAACAAGGTTTATTTCTTCATTAATAATTGGGAGCTGATATTCTAACGGAGGAAGTTTTTTACCTTTGTACTTCCAGGCTGAAACAGATTCCCACTCCCCAACGTCTCCCAAATTAATAAAGACGCTTGGCTTTACTATTTCTATTGCTTTTAAAACTACCTGAACAGCTTTTTCATCATGTATAGGAAAGTGCTGATCTGGTATTACAATAGCCCTCTGTTTTAATTTCATTTATTTATTGCACGCTTATACCAGCCATACCAAAACCTTTCTTGCGTAGGGTCTTTGTGAATTATTTTTGCGTAATACAAAACAATGTAAGACTCTAGCCTTAATGGCTCTAGATCCTTAGAAGCATTTATTGTGTTGGGCCCGATCTTGCCGTCAACCACGAGCTTCTTTTTGGCTTTTGCGTTGCAGGCTTTTTGTAAAACCTTAACAGCGTTGCCTTGGCCAGCATTCACTACCAATAAAAAATACGGAAGCCTTAGCTCTGGCTTTAACCTTTCAGCCTTGCAAGGATTCCAGTATTTAGTGCGGTATATTTCTAGCGCTTGTTCCTTTGTAAGAGTTTCAATGTCAACCTCTGGATGTGCATTCTTTGATATGCCGAATGCTGTGTGTCCCCCTTTGTCAAGCTTGTCATTACTGTGTCCACCCTCGTACTTAAACAACACCTTAACAATTTTACCAAAAGTTGACAAAATTACTTTTCCTTCAAAACTTTTGCCAATACGTCGCTTACAGCAGACCATACAGCTTTTGCAATCTTTTCTTCTGTCTTTTCATTGATAAAAGGAATGTCTACAGCATCGTTTAATGCTTTTATTACCTTTTCTTCAACTGCATCATCTGTAAGATATGCGTGTATCATACTTGCAATATTCATACCATTCTCCATAGTAGGTTTATTAAGATTGGAGCTAATACTATAAATACGCTCCCCCATGTTTTTGTAACTGCGATAGATTTTTCATGTTCTGCTACTTTGCCGTTTAGCTTGTCCAGATGAAACTCTATCCTTGAAATTCTGTGAAATATTTCTTCCTGTTTAGCATCAATTTTGCTAATCATAGCTGTCATATTTTCTCTATACGTTTGAGTATCCATTAATAGTCCACCAGTCGAATAGATGCGCCAACTACTCCTTTTGTGTTTGCTTTTCTCTTGGCTCTTTTAACGCACATCTCATAACGATCACCAAAATAAATTGCTAATTGTATCATTTCAGGTTTTGTTTCATACCCTCTTTGTATAGCCCTTTGTACTATTGCTTCATGAAACTCAGATGGAACATTAGACTCCTCTGTCATGCCAGTTTCATTTGTAGAGCCCGTGTCGCCAGAAACAAAAGCGTTTGGAACAAATACACCTCCAACCGTTACTTCTTTCACAATGGAAGGAGACGAATAAGAATCTTCGGAGTTGGTAAGGTCAGCATAAACCAAGGCTATTTTTTCATCCTCTACCCACCAGGAGTATTTTAAAGCTGTGGTCTTCTCACTCATGATGCATCTCGCTTTGCAGGTCTATCTTGCAGCCTTGGTATTTTATAAGCATTGAACCAAAGTTCATCTACTTCAATAAGCTTTGCGTTAATACTTGAAAACGTATAATACCTCTGATCTGCGACAGTATTAAATGTTACCTTATCTGTTAAAATTCTAGTCCTTCTGGCGAACTCTTTTAATGCATCATTAAGGTAGATTCTTATTTCCGTCTCTGACTTTTCTGGATGGTGCTGCTTAACCATCTCTACCATTTGTTCTTGCGTCATCAGTTTGTCCCCATTACCTCAACCGCAATATTACCAGAGGATGAAGTCCCTTCTAATACGGGAGTACTTGCTGTTTCAAATGGTAAGGCAATAGCCCCACCTGACTTCAAAACAGCGATTGTGACTTTTTCATCACCAGCAGAATTTGTTTTTATAGTTAATGTTGAAGAAGTCTCGGTGCTTTTCGCATCGTCTGTAAAACCGCTATGCTTTATAAAAACACCTTTAACACTTGTAAACGTTCCAAGGCTTGTATTGGTACTTGCAATTACATGCGCAGGGTCCCCCGCACTCCATCCGCCTATTCCAACGCCAATAGATGCATTAATTTTTCCGTTACCGCCGAGCGTTTTTTTAATTGATGGATGAATTCTACTATAGCTTACTGTTGAATTTGCGACATCACCTGTTATGTCTCCACTTGCTGTGTTGGTAGTTGTATATTCATCAACCACATCCATAGATACCGAATATTTTATATGATCTGCCATCTCATTGCCCTTTAATTATTTTGACTTAATCTTTTTAATTCTGATTGATACTTAGCTTCGCATTGAGCATACTGTTGCTGTAGAGCTTGTATCTTTAATTGGGATCGCTGAAGGTTTGATCCCATCTCTTGTATAATTTGAGAAAGATTAGATTGATACTCTTGAACCGCTTCATTTACTTTAGAATTATAAAGAGCAATATCTTGAACCGCTTTCTGTATTAATTGAACATCATCCTGAGATTGTAACCTAGCAAGTTCAATAGCCTTATTTAACTCTGAGCTATATTCTACATTTTCTTTATTGAATTCATTTAATTCGTTTTGAATATCTGCTTGATATTGCTGTAACTCGGTTTGTCTTTTT